GAGGATTTAGAAGACTGTTTGAAATTGACTTTGATATTAGAGAGCTTGAAGGCAAGCAAGAGCAAGTACGTATCAGAATATCTAAGGCTTTTTACGAAGACCTATTTCTTATGCTTGCAAATACAAACAGAAGACAAATTACTGCTAGAGAAGTTGAAGAGAGACATGAGGAAAAGCTACTAGCTCTTGGACCAGTCCTGGAAAGAATTAACCAGGATCTCCTAGATCCTCTAATCGAAAATACTTTTGCAATCATGGATAAGCAGGGAATACTACCCGAGCCTCCTGATAGTTTAGCAGGAAGAGAATATACTATTGAGTACGTGTCAGTTATGGCTCAAGCTCAAAAACTTGCTGGTATTGGCAACATCGAGCGCATGGCTGGTTTTGTTGCTCAAGTAGCAAGTCTAGATCCTTCAGTCATTAACAAGTTTGACATTGAAGAGGCTATAGAAGTCTATGGCGATCTAGTGGGAGTCGATCCTAATTTAATTAAGAGTAAAGAAGAAGTGGAGGCAATCAAAGCGGAGCAAGCAGCCCAACAAGCTCAGATGCAGCAAATGGCAGCAGCGAGTGAAATGGTCAATGCAGGAAAAGCTTTGAGTGAAACCAAGATGGACGAGGACACAGCCCTTGCCCAGCTAATAGGAGGATAACTTGGATATCTCGGACGAAAGGTTAGTCAAAGATTCAGAGCAGAAAGAGAAGGATCTCAGAAAGCAGCAATTGAATGACATCAAAACAGTCTTATCCAATAATTCAGGAAGAAGATTAGTCTGGAGACTTATGGAGAGATGCGGAGTCTTTTCTTCAGTCTACAGTGAGACTCCTCCTACTATGGCTTATCTATCAGGACAGCAAGATCTTGGACACTTCATCATGGGAGAAATTGTAGAAGCAGATGAAAATCTTCTGCTAAAAATGATGAAAGATAACAAAAAAGGAGATCTTAATGTCTGAAACATTAGTTACTCAAGAAGCAGTAGAAAGCCAAGAAACAGTAGAAAGTAATGACTCACAACTAGAGTCAGTGACAAAAGAAACAGAAGATGCCTTTTATGGCAATAGCAACCAAGCTCAGACAGATTCTCAAGAGTCTGCTTCAGACGAGAAAGCCGCTTCCAGTGAAGATCCGAGTCAGGACAAAGTAGCAAAGGAAGAGGACGCTAAAGCTGAAGATAGTACGGAGGAGAAGAAGGAAGAAGAGCAAGCTGTAGAGTACAGTCTAAACCTTCGAGAAGGTAGTTTACTTGGTAAAGGATTTCTAGAAGATGTAGAATCTTTTGCAAAGGAAAATAACCTTTCTAACGAGGTAGCGCAAAAAGTACTTGATAAGCAGCAAATGGTACTCGATAGTTTTATCGAGGCTGAAGCTAATAGGCATGACAAGGAACTCGAGGAGTGGAGACAAGAAGTTATCAATGATCCTACTCTAGGTGGAGACAATCTTAACAAGACTGCTGAAGATGCAAGACGAGTAGTAACTCGTTTTGGAAGCGAAGGCTTTATCCAGATTCTGAAAGAAACAGGATACGGAGATCATCCAGAAGTAGTGCGATTTTTGTCAAAACTTGGTAGCATTATGTCAGAGGATAGCTTAATCCTGGCAAAAGCAGGAGCTAAAGATAAACCTCTCGAGGACTACTTTTATAAAACAAACTAACAGGAGATAAAAATGGCTACACTATCAAGTAATGCTTTGACTCTTGCAGATCATGCTAAGAGAGTCGATCCAGAAGGGAAGATCCCTAAAATTGTGGAAATGCTTTCACAAACAAACGAGATTCTAGACGATATGCTTTTTCTAGAAGGTAACTTGCCTACTGGTCATAGATCATCAGTACGTACAGGTCTTCCTTCAGTTTATTGGAAGCTTTTGAATCAGGGCGTACAGCCAAGTAAATCACTTACTGCTCAAGTAGACGAGCACGCTGGTATGCTCGAGGCTTGGTCAGAAGTTGATAAAGAAGTCGCTGAACTCAACGGAAACGTAAATGCTTTTAGACTTTCTGAAGCTTCTGCTTTTATCGAAGCTATGAATCAGGAAATGGCATCAACACTCTTCTACGGAAATCAGGGAGTATCCCCTGAAGAATTTTCTGGTTTTGCCATCAGATACTCAGACAAGTCTGCAGCGTCTGGACAAAACATCGTAGATGCTGGAGGTACAGGATCTGATAACTCTTCAGTTTACCTAGTATGTTGGGGAGAGCAAAGCTGTACAGGTATTTTCCCAAAAGGATCAAAAGCTGGTCTTGAGCACGAAGATCTAGGACTTGTCACAATTGAGACTTCTAACGGTATTGCTGGACAAAGACTTAGAGCTTATCAAGACAGATTCCACTGGAAAGTTGGTCTTGCTCTTAAGGACTGGAGATACGTAGTAAGAATTGCAAACATTGACATCAGTAATCTAATTGCTAAGTCATCTGCTGCTGATCTTATTGATCTTATGATCAAAGCGATCCACAGAATTCCTAACCTTAATATGGGTAAACCATGTTTCTACATGAATAGGACTTGTATCCAGATGCTCGACATTCAAAGAAAGGATGATGTAGCAAGTGCTGGTATGAGATACGACGAAGTAGACGGAAAGCTAGTACCACACTTCAGAGGTATTCCTATTAAGAAAGTTGATGCTCTAACTGAAACAGAAGCTAGAGTAGTCTAATTAAAATTTAAGGAGATAATTATGTATATCGACGCACAAAATCTATTTTCAGATGAGCAAGCTCTTACGGGATCTGCTGCATCTTCTAATGTAATTGATCTCGGAGTTGATGGAAATCTCGGGATTGGTGAGCCTATGGTAGTAGTAGTATCACTTGATTCTGCTGCTGATGACTCTGATGGAGATGAAACCTACCAATTCGATCTCGAATTTGATGACAATGAGTCTTTCTCTTCTGCTTCTGTAGTAGCTTCTAGAACTTTTGCTAGAGGATCTGCTGCTGGAGATAAATTTGTACTTGCTGTCCCTGCTGACCAAAGCGGAGAGAGATACCTAAGACTTAGCTATACTCTAGGTGGTACGACTCCTTCAGTTACTGTTACTGCATTTTTAATTCCGCATAACATGGTCCATAACTATGTACAATATGCGGATGGATTTACTATCAGCTAGAGAGGTTAATGTATGAAAGTTAGAGCAACAAAGCTAGGCTACTACAATCACAGAAGGCAATATCCAGGAGATGCTTTCCATCTTAGAAAAAGTGAAGACTTTTCTAAAGAATGGATGGAAAAGCTCGACTCTGAGAAGAAACCTTCACGAAAAAAGAAAGTGGTTAAAGAAGACGATGCTGCTGACTTGAATCAGGACGTTATCTAATAAGGGGGAGCTTATGCTCCTCCTTTTTTTGAGGTATTTATGAGTAATCTAAAATTTAAAGAAGATAGTTATCGAGGAGCTGCAAGTATTACTCCTAGTGATTCTGCTGACCTTACAGATGCTGTATCTGCAGTTTACGTAGGGACTACAGGTACTCTTAAAGTTGATACTGCGAGTGGAGAGACTGTCACTTTCCAAAGCGTCCCTGTAGGGATCTTTCCAGTAGCTGTAAAGAAAGTCTACTCGACAGGTACATCAGCGGCTAATTTGATAGGTCTTAAGTAATGTCTAGTACTACTGAGATTTCTAATCTTGCTATCTCACATTTAGGGATCGGGAAAGAAATAGCTAATCTAGATACAGAGCAAACAGAAGAAGCTTCAGCTTGTAGACGTTATTTTGAATCAGCTAAAAAAGCTACTCTCTCAGATCTTGACTGGACCTTCGCTACTAAGTTTGCAGTTTTAAACTTGATTGAAAGCGAACCTAACGACGAATGGAACTTTAGCTATCGTTATCCTTCTGACTGCATTAACATGCGAAGAATACTTTCAGGTCAGAGACAGGATACGCAAAAAACTAGAGTACCTTACAGAATATCTGCAGACTCTGCAGGACGTATTATCTATACCGATAAAGAAAATGCAGAAATTGAATATACAAAAAATGTAACAGATCCAGGATTGTTTTCTGCAGAATTTGCTTTAGCTCTTTCTTTTCGTCTAGCGTCATATATAGCACCTAGACTAACTGGAGGGGATCCTTTTAAAATGAAGCAAGAAATGCTTGCACAATATGAGATCGAGCTCGGAAGAGCTAAGAAAAAGAATATGAATGAAGAAACAGCAGACATCTTACCAGAGTCTGAGATGATAACTATAAGGAGTTAATTATGCCTGACCTACGTTTGTCTGAGATGGAAAAGAAAGACTTCTCTACTCCATCTGCAGGACCAAAAGCTCCTAAGTATCCTTATGGATTAAAAATAACACTAGGTCCAGAAGAGCTTGAAAAGTTAGGGATTAGTGAACTTCCTCAAGTAGACTCTTTTGTAGACTTTGAAGCAAAGGCTCAAGTAGTTGGAGTCTCTGTATCTGAGAGCGAAGGAGATGTAAATGAGCATCGTCTTGAGCTCCAGATCACTGAGATTTACATGAAGGATAAGAAAGAAGAAAAGAGCACAGAAAGTGCTTTATATGGGGGATAAAGTTTGACTACGATATCTCAAAGATCTTTTGCAAGTGGAGAGATCTCTCCGTCCTTGTACGCTCGAGTTGACTTAACAAAATACGCTACAGGTCTTAGAACTTGTAAAAATGGAATTGTTTTACGTTATGGTGGCGTATCTAATAGACCAGGGACTTCTTTTGTTGGAGAAGTCAATGACTCATCTAAAGCAGTCAGACTTATCCCCTTTATCTTTAATACAGCTCAAACGTACGTGCTAGAATTTGGTGAGCAATATATACGAGTCATTAAAGACGGTCAACATCTTACAGAGGCAGGAGTGAGTATTTCAGGGATTACTCAAGCTAATCCTGCAGTAGTTACTACATCTGCAAGTCATGGATATTCTAACGGAGATGAAGTCTACATCAATGGCGTATCTGGGATGACTCAGATCAATAATAGAAATTTTAAAATTGCTAATATAACAGCCACAACTTTTGAGCTTCAAGAGATGGATGGAACTAATTTAGACTCCACCTCTTATGACGCATATATTTCAGGAGGAGACTCTTACAAGATGTACGAGATTTCTTCTCCTTATCTTGAATCAGAATTAGCTACTATAAAATATGTACAGTCTGCTGATGTTGTAACTCTTGCACATCCTAATCACCCTCCTGCAGAGCTAACTCGAACAGGAGACATATCCTGGAGTTTAAATAATATTAGCTTTCAGCCTACAGTAGATCAGCCTACTGGCATCACTTCTACTCAAGCTGGAGCAGGATCTGAAGTCTATCGCTACAAAGTAACAGCTATTGATTCGGAAACTGGAGAGGAATCTCTTCCAGGAATTGTAGGAACTACAAATACAATTACAGGCATAACTCAAGCAGATCCTGCAGTCGTAACAACTTCTGGAAGTCATGGCTATTCTAACGGAGATGAAGTTTATATTTCCGGTGTAGTAGGGATGGAAGAGGTTAATGATCGTATCTTTTTTGTAGAAAATGTTACAGCTACAACTTTCGAGCTTGAAGGCATCAACTCTACAAGCTATACAGCTTACGCATCAGGAGGATCTGCTAATGCTGCTTTTACTGAAGTGACTTCTTCAGTCCCTTCAACATCTAACCCTATTGTAGTTAGCTGGACAAAAGTATCTGCAGCTAGTGAGTACAACATCTACAAAGAGTCCAATGGTGTTTATGGGCAAATAGGGATTGCAAATGGTACGACCTTTGATGATATTAACATTAGTGCTAATACTACCTTTACTCCACCTTCCTCTAGAAATCCCTTTATTGGTGGTGGTAATTATCCTAGCACTGTCACCTATATTCAGCAGAGATTAGCTTTTGCAAATACGGATCTAGAGCCTGAGAAGATCTTCCTTTCCAGGACTGCAAACTTTAAAAATTTTACAACATCTTCTCCTTCTCAAGCAGATGATGCTATTACGTTTACAATGGCAGGAAGGCAAGTAAACGAAGTACAATCCCTAATTGATCTAGGTAGGCTTGTCATTCTCACTACAGGTGGAGAGTGGTCAGCAGAAGGTGATGGAGGAGTAATTACTCCTACTACAATCAATACCAAACAATATTCGTACAATGGATCTGGGGATCTTCAGCCTATTGTAATTGATGGAGCTGCAATATATCAGCAAGCTAGAGGCTCTATCATTAGGGACCTTACCTATAATTTTGAAATCTCAGGTTATTCTGGAAATGATCTTACAATCTTTTCAGCCCATTTATTTGATAAGTTTACTATTGTAGACTGGTCTTTTCAGCAGATCCCTCATTCTATCCTATGGGTAGTACGAAGTGATGGAGCTCTTCTTGGTATGACTTATGTAAAATCTCAACAAGTCATAGCCTGGCATCGTCATGACTTTGGAGGACTTGTAGAAAATGTATCCGTAGTACCTGAAGGGAATGAGGATACTCTCTACGTCACAGTCAAAAGGACAATAAATGGTAAGTCAGTCAGGTATGTCGAAAAACTGACATCACGTCAAATAAATGACATTGTAGATAATAAGTTTATGGATAGTCATCTTTCATACGATGGAAGAAATGCAAATACATCCCATACAATGACGCTATCAGGTGGGACCACTTGGGAATACACCGAGACTCTTACTCTAACATCATCGACTTCTTTCTTTTCTGCAAATGATGTAGGAAATGCAATTCATTATCGAGATGGAGAAGTACTTCGTTTAACTATTACGGGCTATACAAGTGCTACAGAAGTCCAGGTTAAACCACATAAAACAGTACCAGTAACTTACAGAAGTCAAGCTGTCAGTGAGTGGGAGAAAGCTGTAGATGAACTTGCAGGACTTTGGCATTTGGAAGGGAAAGACGTAGCAATCTTTGGAGATGGCTTTGTAGTAGCGAGTCCTAATAATGCAAGCTATGACATCGTGACAGTAGCAAACGGTAAAGTAACTCTTGATAAGCCTTATGCTGTCATTCATGTCGGACTACCTTATCTATCTGATATCGAGACTCTTGATATTGATACTCCTAATGGAGAGACAATCTCAGATAAGTCAAAGATTGTGGGCGAGGTGAACATGTTTGTTGAGGAGACTCGAGGGATATTTGTAGGACCTAAGCCTCCATCAGGTACAGATCCTCTAGAGAATCTTGTAGAATTTAAGTTACGAGATGTAGAAGACTATGACAGTCCAGTATCCTTAACTACAGATAATATTAGTGTTAATATAAAACCAGAATGGAATAGTAACGGCAGGGTATTTGTCAGACAAGTTGATCCAATTCCTATGACAATCTTATCAGTATCTCCTGCCGGAAAATTTCCTTTTAGTGGATAGGAGGAAAATATGGGCTCAGCAGGAGGAGCTATCCAAGCAGGACTCGGAGCAGCTCAAATTATAAATGCTAAAAACTCAGCAGATGCTGCTAAAGCTCAAGCTGAATTTATGGCACAACAAGACGAATTTAACGCACAACTTTTAGAATATAGAAAAAACGAGATAGGCGAAATTGCTCAAGAAAATATCGACGTTCGACAGCAACAAGTCCGACAGATGCTAGGATCTCAAAAGGTAGCCCTTGCTGCTCAAGGTATTGAAGTTGAAGGAGATATCGGAGAGCAGCTTGCTGAGCAAGAAAGAAAACTTTTACAGCAAGATGTAGAGGCAATAAAAAACAATGCCTGGAGAGAAGTTTTTGGACTCGAGCAAAAGCAGCTAGATCTTAGATCTTCTGCAGCTTTTACTAGAATAGAAGGATCAGAAAGAGCTCGTCAAACAATGGTGACAGGCGGATTAGCTGGTCTTGGAAATATTGTCGAAGGTGGTAGCAAAGCAGGACTTAAATTTGGACCAAAGATAGGTAAAACTAAAGGTACTAAATCAGGTAGAATAAGTCCTAGTAAGACTGCTCGGATGCCTAGCGTATTTGAAACTATTACTAGAGGCATGGGGAGTATTTAATGCCACAAATACCTTTATCTAGAAGACAGGTACAAAGACAAGCAATCTCAGGACAAGGCTTTGCTACCGAGCGTCCTCTTGTAGAAGATAGGACAGCAGAGCTTAGAGCTGTATCTCAAGCTTTTGGACAGATCGAAAATGTTATCAATAAGCAGATTGCAGAAGCTGAAGATATTGAAATATCGGCTCTTAAAACTAGGCTTAGACAAAAGCAAAATGACTTACTACACAACAAAGATACAGGCTTTTACAAAGTCGCTGGTAAAGATACTACGACTCAACAAGATAGCTACAATAAAGATTTTTCTTTGTATGCTGACGAGCAAATTAAAGGACTTGGAAACGACAGGCTACGGCAAAGAGCTCAAGTCATTGCTGATGGGTATAAAGTAGACGTTGATCGACAGCTCAATACTCATACGATGAGAGAGATGGACAAGTATGATACAGCGCAATTTAAAACTAATCTAGACTCTCTTAGAGAAAATG